CTTTTTCGTGGTAGTCCTTGGCTTAATTCTGCATTAAAACAATCTTGCAGCCTGCTATATTCTTCCGTTGTCATACTTATAGTTTGGTTATATACTGCACTATTACCATTATAACGCTTATGATAACTTATTTTCATCTCTCTACCTCCTTATAGGTTAATACTGCTGAATAATAAAGCCCTCTTCATCTTCTATTTCAATTAGTGTAGTGTTATCTCTTATATAATCCTTGACTGCTTCGGCATAGTCCTCGTTATTATCAAAGTCTGCCTTTTCAACATCTGGTGTATAATCTCTAACATACTCTGCAATGTTTTCATATTCGGTATATTCACAGCATAAGGCAATAACGCAAAGCTCGACTTCTTCGCCTGTATCCTCTTCGTAGTTTTCTAAATAATCAAACAACGCCTTTTTGCCTGCATATGTAAACCGTTCAGCTCTGTCCATATCAACAAAAGCCCTTTCAAACTCATATAAATTAACTGTCTGTTTCATCTTGTCCTCCTTTGGTTTATGTTCTTATTATGTTATAGTTAAAATGGCTAGAATTAAAAAACTTATCATCTCTTAACCTGCCGATAATTGTCCACTTGTCCAGAGTAGTGTCCAAAACTTCGTGGATCGTGTCCGTTTCTTCTCTGTAAACAGATAGACTTGACGAAAAGATAACACCTCGCTTTTTCTGTTCTGGTGTCAATTTCCTGTATAACTTTTTCATCTTTGAACCTCCTCCCTAGTATATTTTAGTATATTATATTTTATTATCATAAGATAATTATACCATAATAAAGTATGATAAACAAGGGCAAAGCAACATTTTTCTTCCTAATATCAAAGAAATATCAAATACTTCTATACCATAACAATATAATACTATTGATATATAGCCCTAAATAAACAAGGCAAGAAACACGCCTAGAGAGTGTTTCGCTTGCGTGGTGAATAACTTGTGAATAACTGCCCTATTGATATTATATAAATGTATGATATAATACGCTTAACAAAGGATCAAGACCAGTGAATAACATATTAAAGAAACAGAAGCCAAACATTTTCAAAGATTATCTATCCAATGTGTATAGCTATCGAGAGTTAGCAGAAAAGTATAATGTGCCCTTTAGCAGTCTGTATCAACTAGCTCAACGTGAGAGGTGGACCGATAGAAAGAAAGAAGTTAATAATAAAGTAATACAAAAGACTTCAGAGAGCTATGCAGATAAGAGGGTATCAGAGATCAATAACATTAACGAGGGCATAAAATACTTATTGCCGTTTATCCAGGGGAAAACAAAGAAGCCACAAAGTTACAGCACAGCGTCGAGGTCTTTAGTTGAATTAGTCAAGATTAGGGAGCTATTACTAGGTAACGCTACCGACATCATTAAAGCCGAGTATGAGGAAAAAAGACTGATCCAAATAGTCCATAAGATAGCCAATAAGGGCAATAAAGCAGCGATTACACCGAGCAAAAGACTGCAAGATCTACCAAATCCCCAGTAAAACAACGTTATTTGACATAGTGTAGAGTATGTTTGCCTCCTGCCTAAAGGACGTTTAGGGTATATAAGCCCAATGGATAGGGAAAAATTTCATAAATCCCCCTAGGGAATAGTCATTAGACTATTACATTGTTAGTCTACAAGGATAACATATAACAGCAGTTTACTGCTTCATTATTGCTTTATACTAGGTATACATTACATACCAGTAATTATATATAGCTATAAACAATTTATATATTCATATCAGTTTACTGATACATTATTGTTGTTAGCTTGTGAACATTAAGTTAATAGTAATAACAAGAGTGTGTGTAGGCATATAATAACAGTTAAGGATAATACATAACATAGACTGACAGACAGGTAGGGTATACCCCCCCCCACAGAGGTACGGGGCACTAAGTATAATAAGTCTCACTCAAGAAGAGTTTTTATAAAATCATTGATATTGTTTACTATGAAAGGATAGACGATATGTTCTACGTAATTAGAGGCATTTTGTTGGCGGCTTTATTGTTATTTGTATGGAAAGGGGATATGTGGGCGATCAAGCTAGCAATTACCCTGAGTATGATAATACATGAGTTAGTTGCGTTTATTATGCGTAGGAATTAAAGGAGAGGATAGAATGGCTAAATATAGAAAGAAACCAGTTGTTATTGAGGCGTTTAAATATCAAACAGATGAAGTTCCTGAATGGTGGAGAGAGTTAAAGGTTAAGATAAATGTAGAAACTGGCTCTGCGTTTATCCCAACATTAGAAGGAACTATGGAAGCAAGGGTAGGGGATTATATTATTCAAGGAGTAAAGGGCGAAGTTTATCCCTGCAAGCCAGATATATTTAAAGAAACTTATGAATTAGTTGAGGAATAATAACCAAGAAAGGAAAGGATAAGGATATGAAAGATTGTTGCAAGAAATATAGATATATGATGGAAGACAGCCATTCAGTTGCAGTTGGAGGCAAAGAGGATATGGTTGTTAGGCTTAGTTACAAGAGTAAAAGGCAAGCAGATGTTATAGAGCCAGCAGAATTGAAGAAGATTATGAATTATTGCCCTGTATGCGGCAGTTATCTTGATTTAGACTTAGTAGAAGTAAAAGAGGAAGGAAAAGAAGATGAGGATAGAGGAGTTGGAGAAGGAATTGGAGACGTTGACCCCAAGGAAGAAGAGCTTCCAGGTGATCAAAGCAAAGATGAAGGAAATGGGCCATTGGAAGAATCGGAGCAGGGGAAATCCTAGGAAAGGGTACGAGAATGGCATCGGCAAAGGCTAAAAAAAATAAATCTCGAGCTAAACATGAAACCAGTTAATATAGATTTTAGTGTTATAGCTAAGAATTTAGATATTTTGACAGAGGATGAGGTTAAGTTTGTAGAAGAATATAAGACTAATCATGCCTTAGACTTCTACGACCCTCATCATAAACAACAGCTCTTTCACATGGCTAAATCCCTCGTAAGATTGATATGCGGAGGAAACAGAAGTGGAAAAACATTCGCAGGTTCAGCCGAGTTCTGTTATCACATGACAGGTAATTATCCTGATTGGTGGACAGGCCGTAGGTTTGAAGGTAAGGTTAAAGGTAGAATCGTAGCGAAGGACTTCTCTTATTCAGTTAAGGAAGTTATTACTCCTGAGCTTAATCGTTGGTTAAAAGGAATAAGCGTTAAGGTTCATAGGAACCCTATGGGAGTAGTTGTTAGTTATGTTCTTCCTAATGGTAATTCTTTTGATATTATGTCCTACGAACAGCACGTTGATCTATTTGAAGGTTGGAACGGCCATATTGTTTGGTTTGATGAACCACCTCCTAGAGATAAATATGTTGCTTGCAGAAGAGGGCTAGTAGATAACGGAGGAATAGTTATTATGACTATGACACCGCTAAAAGAACCTTGGATTTACGATGAATTATTCTTAAAAGAAGGGGTTTTCTCTGTTACTGTAGATATGAGAGATAATCCTCATTTAAAAGAAGAAGATATAGCTGCTTACGAAAAAGACTTAACACCTGACGAAAGAGAAGCTAGAATACATGGTAAGTTCCTACATTTACAAGGGTTAGTTCATAAAAGGTTTGACCAGAACGTTCATGTTATTCCTAAGCGTGAAATACAAGGGCCAGTATATTTTGCTATGGACCCACACGATAGGACACCAACTTGTGCTATATGGGCTAAGATAGATAAGTTTGGAGACGTTTTTATTGTAGATGAGATTGAATTAGCCGAAACTATACCACATTTGGCCTTAGAGTTTGCTAAAAAAGAGAGAAACAACAATTATTACCCTTTAGCTAGATATATTGATCCTAATTACGGTAGAAAGCACTTAGAAATTATAACTGGCGAGACAATACAAGAAACATTCGAGAAACATGGCATAAGAACGATACTAGCTAACGATGACGGCCCTGCGGGAAGAATGAAGATAGACGAACACTTACAATACGATACGGCAAAGCCAATAAGTTTAACAAATAGACCTAAATTATATATATTTGACAGTTGCGTAAGGACTATACATGGATTAACACATTTTATCTGGGATGATTGGACAAATAAGACTTCTATGGAGAAAGACCCCAAAGAGAAGCCAAAAGACTTACACAAGCATTTTCCAGATTGTATTAGATATTTATTGATGGGCGATTTAAGATTTGAGCCGCCAGAAGTTTACAGACCTAACTATGATGTATATGGAACTTCAAAATGAGAAAAAAAGAGAATGTTGAAAGAAATTTAGACCATTCAATGTACGATAATATAAAGAAATTAAGAAAAGAAAATTATTCTTGTTCTGATATAGCAGATTTATTAGGTGTAGCACGAAAAGACGTTGAAAGGACTATTATAAAATGGCGGACTTAGCAGGATTACTAGGACAATTATTAGGTGGCCAAGGCCAGGCTCCACAAAGTTCCATGTTACAAGAAGGAGCAACTGGAGTGCCTTCGGCCCAACCAACTCAAGGAGAAGTTCCTGGGCTTACTCCAGAATTATTAGGGGAAGAGATAGATGTAGAACCATTGGTCTCGGACCAACTTAAAGGAATGTTTGCATCAACAGAGACATCTAACGATATTACAGGCGATTGGTTACAGCTTGAGCCTGGCACATTTAAGGATTTAAAGAAGCGAGGACTCATTGATAAGGATATAGATTTTGAGGGGCTCTCAGACGATCCTGAAGTGTATGACGAGGTTGCTAGAGCTTATATAGATGATTTAATGACCACCTTTAAGATTCCAACAGAACAAGAAGCTGCTTTATGGAGTTATAGGCCAGGTTGGTATAAGAAATATGATGGCAATATAAGTAAGATTCCTGCTTCTGCTGGAGGTTCGCATGGTAAGAGTGGAAGGAAAGTAATGCAGGACAGGGAAGTTAATCTTAATAAATATTTGGAGACAGTAGAATGAGTCCAATCCCTCAAGCACCACAAGGAGCAAACCCAATGCAGATGGGTCAGCCTCAACAACCAGGTCCAATGCCACCTCAAGCACCACAAATGCCTGTTCCTGAAGACATAAATGCAGAGGAAACCATTGATGAGATAAGAACTGATCAGAGTGCAGAAGAGGCATTAGAAGCAGAACAAAAATTTAATAAGTCCGTTCAATACACTTTATCCGAAGAGGAAAAACGTTCTATTGTATCTTATATAAAAGCTAGTATTGAAAATTGTGAAGATGGCCGTTCTGCTATGATGGCTACAAGAACTGAGTGCTTAGACCTCTTAAATCAAGTTAGAGCAGCTAAAAATGTTCCTTGGGCAAATTGTTCTAATATTTCTACTGGAGCAGTTCCTACCCATTGCAAAATAATGCACGCAAAACTATTTCCTGCTGTATGGAATGAAAATAATGTCCATTGGAAACCTGCCGAAAAGAATGATGTTGAAAATACTGAAAATATAAGCAAATTAATGAAGTGGGTTACTAGGCAAGAGCTTGATATGCAGAACCTTATAGATGATTCTTTATGGGATTTTGTTACCAATGGAACTGTAGCTTTAAAGACTAGATGGGAAACAATATATAGAACAGTAGCAGATATAGTAGATGGAAAGCTTGAATATAGAGACATTGCTCATGAAAAAGTTGCCATAGATAACGTTTCTATTGATGATGTATACTTACCAAGCCTCTGGGAAGGGGTTGACAAATCAGAATTTATAGGACAGAATATATATAATAAATTAATGGATGTAGAAGACCTTATTGATAGAAATATTTTTGTTGGAGACGACCTAAAGGGAAGACTTATTCCCAAGGTAGATGAACGAGTTGGCGAATCTTTAGCTATGAAAAAGAAGAAAATAGAGGGAACAGCTGGCGTTGATCCTGCTGTTGTAGCTGGAAGAAATTCTCTTCCTATAAGACTTATAGAGTTTTATTGTAAGTGGAGAATCAATGGCACAATGAAAGAAAGCGTCTTTACTATAGGTTATGAGTCTGGTGCATTTTTATCAGGAAAACCTTTAAGTGCTGTATCAAGAATAGGCAAGAGGCCTTGGACAATAAAACAATTTATGAAAAGAACTGGAAGCCCTTACGGAATAAGCTTACCAGAACTAATGCGTGGCCTAGCTAAAGAATTAGATGCTATCCATAATCAGAGAATTGATGCTGGTAGCGTAAGTATAGCTCCTTTCGGCTTTTATAGAGCTGGAAGTGCTTTACAACCATCTAAAATACAAATAGGCCCAGGAGTAATGATTCCTGTTGATAATATTAAAGATGTAAACGTTATAAACCTTCAGTTTAATCCTATAGCCTCATTTCAAGAGGAAAGAATCATCATAGAAGCCATAGAAAAACTTACAACTACTTCTGCCTATCAAATGGGCCGAGAAAGTGATGTTGTTAAGTCTAGGGCTACTGCTACAGGAACTATGGCTATTATAAATCAAGGTGAGCAAGCATATACAGTATTAGGTATGAGAGCTCAGGATATGGTAGCCGATTTACTTACTAAGGTTTTACAGACATATCAGATGTGGATGCCATCTGGATTTGCTAAAGATATTTTAGGTGCAGAATCTAAGCCAGTATTTAAAGATGGTTTAACTCCAGAAGCAATTGCTGGAGGTTACGATTGTTATATGACCTTAGACACTACAAGTGGCAATATGGGTATGGAAAGACAAGCAAATGCAGCAATGGTTGAAATGTATCCCACCCTAATGACGTTAGCACAAGAGCCCAGAGGGTATAGAATTGCAGCTGACTTTGTTAAGAGTATAGGTAAGGTTGATGTAGAAGCTTATCTTGGAAAACCTCCAGTTGGAAATAAGATGGGTCAGACACAAGTTCCTGTAGGTGCAGAATTGGGTCAATTACCACAGGGAGCCCAACCAGGTGGCCCTCAACCAGGAATGATAGGCTAATATGAATTATAATGAAAAATTAGCAGAAAAAGTATCAGAATATATTCGGTCAGAAGCTTATTTGGTCGTCAAATATAAAACAAACCTCCTTATCGAACGGCTTAAAAGCGATTGCGTAAATGAATCTATGCAAGGAAACAACGTTGAAGCAACCGCTAAAGCAGGTATCGTTGAAGGACTGAGACTCTCTATCGAGGCCACCGAGCAACTCGTTAAAGAGCTAATGGAAGAAAAGCTCGATGCTAACGCCATTCTGGGCGTTATTGAAAATAAAACAGAAGGAGAAGCAAAATGGGAGACGAGAACAAAACTGTCGTTACTCCAGAAAATCCTGCGGCAAAAGAAAAAGAAAATGTAGTAACACCTGCTGTCGAGACACCAAGTGTAGAAACACATAGTGTAGAGACTCCAGCTGTAGGAGCTGAAGAAACGCCTGCTGGTGAGCAGACACCAAATAAAAAAGACCCCATACAAGCTCGTATAGATAGAATGTATGCGAGGATGAAGAGGGCAGAAGCAAAGGTTGTAGAACAACCAAAGCCCGAAGTAGATGATTCGGAAGATGAAGAAGTTACTAACCCAACTAAGATTCAGGAAATTGTTAGGCAGACTATTGCACAAGAAGCAAGGCAGAGCAAATATACTGAATCAGAGCAAAGGGTTATAAAGAATCATCCAAATTGTCTCAACGATGATGGAACTTATGACTTTAATGATCCATTTGTTAAAGCGTATGTAGATATCGGGATAAGAAATCCTCAATTAGCAGCTATGGAAAACGGGCCAGAGCTTGCAGCTGCAATGGTAGAGAAGGAACTTGGAATTGATTACAAACGTGGCAGAACAGATGAAGCTGGTAGAGTAGTTAGCAACGGCCACACTGGTAAAACAACTGTAAGTCCTCTTCCAAAAGGCAGTATAGCTCAATTAGCAGCAAAGCTTACTCCAAAAGAACTTCATGTGGCTAAGATGCAACATTTAACCCCTGAAGAATATGCTGAAGCAAAGCAGATAAGTGTGATCAAGTGATATGGAAATTATAGTACCAAACAAACCAATATTTGGTTCAGGGAAAAACAACATTAACAAAGGAGCTTTTAGAGGAGAACTTGAATGCCCATTTTGCAACACTAAGGGTTTAAAGAAGTCTCGCTGGAGGTTTGTTGAAAAAATAGGACCAACTAGAATACGCTATCAATGTAAAGACTGCGGTCAATGTATTCAATATGATTTTTCTAATAATGTTGATTTTTTGGCACAACATCCGTATTCACCTTATAAAAAAAGACGGTTTGCTGACATTGTAAATCGTTATAAACATAAACCTATTAAGTAGGTAATCCTACTTAAATAGAAGTCTGGGCAATCCCAGAGAAGGAGACAACGATGAGATGGAGTTTTGATTTAACAGGTGCAGAGCCTATTGTTAGAGATTGTGCAGTTTACGATGGAGCATTATTAGCTAATGGCGAAATGTTAATGATGGGAACATCATCTAACGTATCTGCCGATGGTGGTATTTCTCTAGTTACCGCCTATAGTTCTACTGCTGCTAACTCAGCCGTAAACGCTGTAGGTATTCTTACTGAATCTACCTATGCCGCTTCTGCTCCAGATAGAACAGTAGACGATACATCTGGTGTTTATTTAGGTAAAACTATCATTAACCCTTTTGCTGTATATATGGCACAGGTTGATGGCTCAACTGGTGATGATATTGCCGTAGAGAGTTCTTCTACGACAGTTCTTATTAAAGAAACCCTTTCTACCATCGGAGCTGATGGGCTTGATGGTTATTGGGTGTTATTCACCAATTGCGCTACAGCTGGCCTTGACGGACAGCTAAGAATGATTACTGGTAATGATACGGATGATTTTGATATCCCAGCATTACCTTCAACACCTACAACTTCTGATAATTACATCTTTGCAAACCCAGCGTTTGCACAACCTTGTAATTTAAACGCAGAAGCAACTGGCTTAACTTCTGATAAAACTCTTGATGC